ATCATCAAACCGATCATCGATGAATTCCTCGACACCACCGGGAACTGGGTAACCAGCCGGCGTCTGCAAAAAGAGTACCTTTTCGTGCAAGATAAGGCGAAAAAACAGAGCGTTCGCTCTAAGTCACGGTGGTCAAAGGAAAAAAGGGTATCAGGTGGGAATGCCACTACACCTACCCTTCCGGCATATGCCACTGATGACGAAAGCGAAAACAGAAACGTGTTAGGAAATGACACCGTTTTGGATAGCGCATTGATAACAAACGAAATCGAGCCATCAGATGGGTATGCACCTATACCTATACCTAGAGAAGAGAAGAAAAAGATACCTCCGGTATCTCCAAAGAAGAGCGCAAAAAGGGGAAGCAGGATCGATCCCAATTGGGAGCCAGACGATAACCTCTTCGCATTCGCTGTAGACAATATCGGTATGGAGAAAACAAATGTCGAAATCGAAAAGTTCAGAGATCACTTCATCGCAGTTGCCGGCGCAAAGGGCGTCAAAAAAGATTGGGCCGCAACTTGGCGGAACTGGATCAGGCGACACAGTGAATTCGCCGGCAGTAATCGACCAGCAACTGCAAGCCTGTCTACCTCAGTCGGTGACGCAATCGCTGGCGGAACAGATCGACAGAGATTACATGCTGACTGGATACACGATGATCAGCCCGATACCAGATCAGGATCGATCAGACGCAATCACGATGCTGGAAGCATCATTGATGCCGTTGCCTCGCGTCGAAGCGATAAAGGAATTGACCCGCCTGAAGGTGATGACGAAGAGCCGGAACATGGAGCAAGCGGAACAGTCGATGATGATGTCAGTTTATGCGGATGAATTGTCACGCTACCCTGCCGACATCGTCACATACGTCCTGCGATCCCTCGCCGAAACCAGCCAGTGGTTCCCAGCTTGGGCCGACCTGGCGCTGGAACTGCAATGGCGGACAAACAAAAGAAAGTTCATGCTCGACGCGCTCGTTAAAAATTCTGAACCCGCCGGCCTGGTCGCCGGATTAATCGCAAACGCGCTGGAGAAATAATGAAGCTTGCAACGGTGCCAATATCATTATCTGAGACGAATGCTTTTGTCATCGAACATCACCGGCATCATAAAATAGTGCGCGGCCACAAGTTCAGCATCGCCGCCGCACTGGAAAATGATATTGTCGGCGTAGTAATAGTTGGTCGCCCATTGTCTCGCCACAGAGATGACGGCGTCACACTTGAGGTCACAAGGCTTTGCACCGATGGAACCCGCAACCCACTTGAACCTCGTTTTTTATTCGAACAATCACAGAAAGGATAACAGCAATGGCAGATCGATATCGCCTCGCAGTCCCGCGGCCCGGCAAAGACGGCAAGACATACTGGACTAACATCGGCGTCATGTTCCCGCTCAAGGGCAAAGACGGCTTCAGCATAATCTTCGAAGCACTCCCGATCCCATCGCTCAACGATCGCGGCGATCTGGAATGCCGCGCAATGGTATTCGATGCGACCGATGATCAAAACCGCCGCCAGCCATCCGATCACGATCAGGCCAAAGGCAATGGATACCAGAACCAAGGCGATGACGGCGATGACATCGACGATGAGATACCGTTCTAATGTGGGCCGCAATCGCATTGCTCACCATCGCCGCAATCGCTCAGATGGTATGGATCAGATCGCTGACACGCAGCATTTCGACCGCCTCGACAATGGGCTGCATGCGCTAGAACAACGCGCCGATGGTGTTCTGCCGTGACAACCCTAATCAACGCCGCAGCTTGGTCATCAACAATCGGAACACTGGTCATCATCGGGCTGGTGGTCTGGGCATTATGGTGGATGAAGAGATGAAGGTATTTAGAATTGTTCACGGCTTCACGCCGATCTCTGAAGACCAAGAGGCAGTCATCGAAGAGATGCGCGATCTGGTCGCAGCCGGCAAAAGAATAATATCGAAATGCGGTTGCGAAGGCGCAAAGGTGGAAGAGGAAGGCGAGGAACCATGCGTCATCATCGATGACCCGTGCCTTCAACATTCGCCGCCGATCGGGGAAGGGTGAGATGATCCAACAACCTAACTTGTCACAGCCATCGCCCGCGCCAGCCACTGGCTCGATGCCGGCGCTGTCTGCCCCTGATATCGGCCTGTCAAGATGGCAGACCAACGTCTGTCAATGTGATTTGGCGGCTCCCGGCGGCTGTCAGCTTGGCGCTGCCGATCGCCGCCGGCTGGACGGCAACTGTCACGAATTTTCGGGCCGGGGGGCTTCGCCGGACGGGTACCCCGCGATCGCGGCGCTGCGTCAGTACCGGTACCATCCCCCCCCCAACTGCGAGGAGTATCTCTGATGCCGACCATCTTAGAGTTTCAGGAGATAGATGGCTCCCTGTGGACCCGTATTGACTTCAAGGGGGCATCTGAGGGCAGTGTTAGCCTTTGGACTGAGGAAGAGGTTCAAGCGCATGACAGGGGTTTGTGTCGGGCTATAGCGGAGATGATTTTGAACGAGCCATTGGATGGTTGTTCGGAGTTTCGGGATCGCATTGCAGACAAGGTTAGGAGTTTCTGATGCCTGACTACATCATGGCCGATGAAATACATGGATCAGATCGAAGGTTTCGTATTTGCGAATATGGTGGATAGCCCGGCGCTGGCGGCGCTGGGAGCGGGAGAGGATGAATGGCTAATGACTGACATCATAATCAAACCGGGCGACCCTCGTCCGTATCGCTGGTGGGGGAAACCGTCGCCATCGAAGGCGTATCGTGAGGGGTACGATCGTATTTTCGGGAACAAGGAAAAACAGGATGGCGAAAAAGAAGACCAAAAAAAACCAGACCTTCGATCACGGGACTGAAGAGGCGCGGCGTCACGGCACGTTCGTTGAAGACAAGACTGATGTTGCCGGTCAGACGCGGGTTCGGAATGTCACGGCAGATATTTTTATGACCTACTGGCGGCGGAAGTCGATCAGTGACCGGCAATATCGAGCCGGTGATTTATTTCAACAGGATTTCTGGCGGGCCGGGATCGGGCCGAAGTATTCATCGATGCGGATGGATGCGGAGCGGGTGGATGAAAGTTCTGGCGATAGCGAACTGGTGCATATTGCCAAATCGCGAATTCATGCATCGCTGGATCATGTAGGCAAGCCGCTGTCGAGATTGTTGATCCATGTGCTTGGTCATGGTGAGGCGGTCGGGACATGGGAAGGGGTGAAGGATGTTACCCGGCCTGACCGGGATGGTATGGCGGCGTTGAAGCTGGCGCTGTCGGCATTGGCTGATCATTACAAGATGGTGTAGGTATGAAAGTATTGAATAGGGATGCGTTTATGGCGCTGCCGGAAGGCACCGTTTCGGGCATATCTGGTTTCCCCTTGACTTGAAGACCCATCATGTAGTAGCAGGGTATTTGTTGGGCGCTCCCGCCCGGCATCCTCCCTGTTGGTTCCTTTTTTAGGGGCTGAATAAACTTGGGGCCGGCGCTGACCCGCTGGCCTTCTTTTTTGGAGATTGCCTTGGCGAAGAACGTGCCTGTTTTGAAACAGTTTCCTGAGAAGCAGAAAATCATCTGCGACATTCTTGGGAATGGCGGCACGTTGCTTGAGGCCAGCATCAAGATTGGCTTAGACCGATCACAGATATTTCGCTTTCGGATGCAAGATGATGATTTTGATGAAGCCTACCGGGCGGCATGGATCATGGGCATCGAAATCCAGATGGAAGAGAGCGAGAAGAGGCTCCGCGCCGCGACAACCCGCGACGAGATCATGGCGGCGGATAAGAATATCCGGCATGACGAATGGAAAGCCGAAAAGCTTTTGCCCCACTACCAGCCGAAGCAGAAAGTCGAGGTCGAGCATTCCGGCCCGATGATCTTGGGCTGGGATACCGGCCCGCAAAGCTGTCCCAAATGTGGTTGGAACATGGACGCCGTCAATGACGATGTGAAGGTGATCGAACATGGCGAGGGACTTCAAGAGGGAATATCAGAAGTTCCATTCGAAGCCGGAACAGAAGAAACGGCGGGCGGGCCGGAACGCCGCAAGGCGAAAGCTGGAGAAGCAGGGTACGGTCCGCAAGGGTGATGGCAAGGATGTCGATCACAAGGATCGGAACCCGGCTAATAATTCGCCATCGAATTTAAGAGTGCAGTCTAAGTCAACCAACCGCGCCCGCAACTCGACACTGGGTAGCCGGCGGAAGTCAACCTTGGGAAGCTGATCATGGCATTATTGGGTAAGAAGAAAGCGGCTGCGAAGAAGAAGGCACCGGCGAAGAAGAAAGTAGATCCGAAAGTCGAAGAGCCGGTATTCAAAGGCCGGGCCAAGGACAAGGGCCGATCGGCTGAAGAGATCGCGCACCGGGAACGGCAGCTTGCGAGTTCAGCCCGACTTTCTTAGTGCCGATGACCTGGCGGAACTTGCCAGCGAAGTCGAGTACAAAGAATTTGACGATCCGATAATCCGCCGGCTGGTCGCCGTCTTGCGGGAAACTTATCCCAAGCTGTCCACAGAATTTCCATCTTATTGCCGCGTCGAGCATAAGCTTGAGGGGCATCCTTGGCACGTTGATACCGGCACCAGCAATCATATGATGTGGGCGCGGGTGACGGCGCGGGTCTTGCTGACCAAGCCGGAAGTGGACTTCACCGGCGGCGGTTTCTTTTTTGCGGATGCGCCGCACGATGCGTTGTTTGGATATGGTGAATTGATGCATTTCCGATCGGACGTTGAACATTGCGTTGCCCGGCACAAGGGCAACCGGCGGGTGCTTCTGATGTTCTTTGGTGAGGACGATGGCTAAGAAGCAAACCGTTCAGTCGATCATCATTCCGTACCGGCCTCGACCTTATCAGGCTGAGTTCCATGAGAACTGCCGGCGTTTTTCTGTGGCGGTCTGTCACCGCCGGTTCGGCAAAACAGCTATGGCAACCAATTGGCTGTTGCAAGAAATACTGACCAACCCCAACAAGGGAGCGCAGGGGGCATACATCGCGCCGACCTATGGCGCGGCCAAAAGAATTGCATGGGCGATGTTCCGCGAATACGCGGGCGTCATACCCGGCGTGAATTTCAATGAAGCTGAGTTGCGGATCGATCTGCCGGACGGCAAGCGCATCTGGTTGCTGGGCGCTGAGAACCCCGATGCATTGCGCGGCATGAGGCTCGATGCGGCGGTGCTTGATGAGTTCGCCGATATGAATAGCCGGCTGTACCCTGAGATCGTTCGCCCGGCGCTTTCTGATTTTGGCACTGGCCTGTGCCTCTGGATCGGAACTCCAAGAGGCGATAACCAGTTCAAGGATATTTACGATCACGCTCTTCTGATGATGGAGCAAGGCGATCCCGATTGGTTTGCCATGCGGATGCCGGCATCAAAAACCGGGGTCTTGCTGGAAGCGGAACTTGAGAATGCCCGCGCCACGATGGACGAAAGCCAATATCAACAAGAATATGAGGTAAGCTGGTCAGCCGCTCTCGTAGGGGCCATCTGGGCCGAAGCCCTCGACCGGGCCGAAGCCAATAACCAGATCGGCAACGTGCCGTGGGATGCAAACATCGAAGTGCATACCGCATGGGATTTGGGCATGGCGGATGCGACCGCGATCCTGTTTTTCCAGTTGCACCGGAATGAAATCAGGATCATCGACTGCTATGAAGCCAGCGGCGAAGGTCTGCATCACTACGCAAAGGTACTGAAAGAACGGCCCTATATGTACGGGCGGCATTACTTCCCGCATGACGTTCTGGTGCGCGAACTTGGTTCCGGCTCCAGCCGGTATGAGATGCTGCAAGCCATGAACATCCGCCCGACCGTGGTTGCCAAGCTGACGGTGATGGACGGCATCGAAGCCGTGCGCGGATCGATCGGTCGCATGTACTGGGATCGGGGCAATACACTGCCGGCGCTCAAGGCGGTCAGGCATTATCATAGAACGATGAATGACCGCACTGGGGTATACAATAGCCGGCCCAATCACGATTGGTCATCTCATTTTTGTGATGCACTCAGATATTTAGCCGTAGGGGTAAGAGATGGCGACGATAGCGATGACATCGCGATCATGGCGCGGACGGGAAAGCTAACCGATGGACGGCCTGTTATCGACGCCGGCGACGGCGCGTTCGGTTGAGATAGTCCCGGCGAATTATTCTGAGGTAGTTTACGTTGCCCGGCGGATGCGGAAGCTGGACGCGGAAGAGATATACCCGCACCTTTGGAACCCGACTGCCGAAGACCTGGCCGCCTACTCTGTATCGCGGGGCCGCAAGTATGTTGCCTTGAAGGATGGCAAGCCGGTGGTTGCCTTTGGCGCATCGGAAAGGTTTCCCAAGGTCTGGTCATGCTGGATGTTTGCGACCGACGAATGGCGGGATGTCGCCATGAGTGTGACCAAATATATCCGGCGTGAATTCTCGCAAGAGATATTGCGTACCGAAGCGGTGCGCTTGGATTGCTGGTCGATGGAAGGTCACGACACCGCCCATAGATGGTTAGAAGCTTTCGGCTTCATTAGAGAGGCAACGGTCGAAGACTTTTCATCGGCCCGCAAGACTTATCATTGCTATTCGATCACGCGGTCGAGAATGGAGAGAGACAATGTGTTTTTTTAGTGCGCCGCAAGTTCAGCCGGCCCAGCAAGTCGCGGCGGCAACGCCGCCATCGCAGTCTGATCCCGAAGCGGTTCAGTCTGGCGACGATCGCCGGCGCCGGGCGGCTGGTCGGAAAGGCCGGCGCTCGACCATCCTGACCGGATCGCAAGGCGACACCGCCGAAGCTAACATCGGACGAAGGACACTAGGCTGATGTGCGGCAGTGGTGGTGGCGGTGGTGGCGGTGGTGATGATGCAGTCGGCGATGAGGGCGTTGTTGATTTTACCGGCCAAGACCTTGAAGATGAAGAGTTCAATGAACAGTTTGGTTTCACTTCCGACACCGGCGGCGTTTCCGGCACCGAAGGTTTTCAAGCGCAGGGCATCGGCGAAACCATAGGTGATTTCTTTTCCGGCATAGTCTCTGGTCGCGATGCGATCGGGCCGGGCGAATTCGGCGTACTTGGTACGCTGGGCAGCTTGGCGATCGGCGGTCTGCCGGGGCTGGCGATTTCAACGATCGGCACGGTTGCCGACATCGTCACGGGTCGATCTGGCAATGTGGCTGGCATCGACATCAATGGCAATGTCAGCGGGTCACTTCCATCGGCGCTGGGCATCGATGGCAACATCGGCGATGCGCTTGGCATCACTGGTCCCGGCTCGACCAATACCGGCGGCGGAACGCAATCGACGCTGGGCGGGCCATCGTTCAATACAAATGATCCCGTCGATAGCGATGGGCCAGACGCCCGCGCATCAGGGCAACCCCGGCCACGCGCCGGCGCTTCGACCTTGGGAGGCTAACCATGTGCGGCTCGCAAGTGATCGGCGCACGGCAGCAAATCGGCAAGAATGCCGGCGAGTTCGGATCGCGCCTTGCCAAGGCAACCCGGCTGGCGCAATCCACGATCGGCGGCGGGACACCGCCGCCCAATACTTTGGATGGGGTCCAATCGCCTGACCCGGTCACCGACATCGCCGGCATCCGGCGCAATACATTCTTGGGGGTCTGATGATCCATACAACCGATACCGACGAAATCTTCCGGCGCTTCGAAGAACTGAAGCGGGTGCGGGCTAATTTCGAATGGCACTGGCAAGAAGTCGCTGAACGCATTCTGACCAGGTCGGCGGAATTCACCGGCGAGAGGACGCCCGGCGACAAGCGGACTGCCCTGCAATATGATGCATCGGCGGCGCTGGCGCTGGAACGGTTCGCGGCGGCAGTCGAAAGTTTGCTGACGCCGCGTGGATCGCGATGGCATACGCTGAGAGCATCCAATCCATTTGTCGATCAGGATGACGATGCCCGGCTATGGTTCGATGCCGTCGAGGATATTCTCTTTAGATGGCGCGGTCGGCCAAAGGCGAACTTCGCCAGCCAGATGCATGAGGGATATATGTCCCTTGGCGCGTTCGGCAATTCGGTTCTGTTTGTCGATGAAGACCCGGTCGCCGGAATGCGCTACCGCAATGTGCATCTGATGAATACCTTCTTGGCCGAAGATGAGATGGGAAACATCGATACGGTGTTCCGCGTCATCGATGTTGCCGCCCGGCAAGTCTTGCGGATGTTCGAAGATGGCGACCTTTCGACCAGCATGAAGCGCAAGATCGAAAAGCAACCCGATGAGCGGGTGAAGCTTTTGCACGTTGTCATGCCGCGCACCGATCGCGACATCACGCGCCGCGATCGCCAGAATATGCCTTGGTTTTCAGCCTACTTCGAAATGGAAGGCCAGCATAAAATCGAAGAAGGCGGCTTCCAAGAGATGCCGTACATTCCCGGCAGATACACCACCGGGCCAAATGAGGTCTATGGCCGGTCGCCGGCGATGACCGTATTGCCCGACATCAAGATGTTGAACGAGATGTCGAAAACCGTGATCCGCGCCGGTCAGAAGGTGGTCGATCCCCCATTGCTGATCGCCGATGACGGCGTGGTGTTCCCGGTGAATACAAAGCCGGGCGGGTCTACCTTCGCCCGGTTGGACGGTCGGTCACAGGCTCCGGTGCAGCCGCTCCAGACCGGTGCGAGGGTAGACATCGGCCTCGACCTGATGGAACAACGCCGGCGCGTCATCAATGATGCATTCTTGGTGACACTCTTCCAGATACTGGTGGAGACACCTTCCATGACAGCTACGGAGGTGTTAACCCGCGCCCAAGAAAAGGGTGCGCTACTTGCGCCCACGGTAGGCCGTCAGCAAAGTGAGACACTAGGCCCGCTGGTCGAACGTGAACTGGCGATCTTGCAGCGCCAAGACTTGCTGCCGCCGTTCCCCGACATCCTGATCGAGGCCCAAGGCGAATTCGAAATCGAATATACTTCGCCGCTATCGCGGGCCATGAAGGCCGAAGAGGGCGTTGCCATATTGCGGACACTGGAGATGGTGCAGCCGATCGCCGCCGTCGATCCCAGCGTGATGGATAATTTCAACAATGATGAGATCGTCCGCTTGCTATCGGAAACCAACGGTGCGCCGATGAAGATTATGAAGCGCAAAGAAGAAATTCAGCAAGTGCGCCAGCAACGCGCCCAGCAACAAAATATGCAAGCTGCGCTACAGGCGGCACCGCAAACCGCCGATGCCGCGCTCAAGGTCGCGCAGATATCTGACATGGCGCAAAACTGATGGCGGATGAAGCCGTCGAAGCGCAAGCAAAACTTCAGCAACATATTTTGCAATGCTATCGCAATGTGTTTCTGCATACGCCCGATGGCAAGGTGGTCTTCAAGGACATGATGAAGACCAGTGGCATCTTTTCGATCATCGGCAATACTGACAATTCTGAACTGCAACATCGCACCGGAGCGCAGGATATGGTGCGGCGCATTATCGGCATCCTGTCGCTGGATGAGGAGCGCATCCTCAATATGGTTTTAGAAACTGATGAAGGAGATGAAGACAATGGCTGATGATGGGTCCGTTGAAACGGGTAACCCGGTTGCCAATACACCGGAGCAAGATGCTGTCGCCGCTGCCCCTGACCAAGCTGCCGTCGAGGTAGCGCCAGGTGCTACCGATTGGGCCGACAGTGAATATCACGATTACATCGCCGGCAAGGGATGGGGTTCCGCCGACGATGTTCTCAAGTCATATGCAAGCTTGGAAAAAGTCTATTCCAGTTCCGACAAGATGGCTGCGCCGATCGATGGCGAAGACATTCTGTCTTGGGATGGCTGGGACCGGCTTGGCGTCCCGGCGGAAAGTTCGTCCTATTCGATGCGGATACCGGAGGGGTTCGAAAACGGTTACGATCAGAACCTCGCCGCCGATATGCGCGAACTTTTCCATGAGGCGAAGCTGACGCCGGAACAGGCCGAATTGCTGCACGATAAATTTGTCGAGCGGGCAATGGGAACTGCAACAACGCAGATGACCAACGGTCAGGCCGAAGTCGATGCATGGGATAAGCAACTGCATGAGAAGTATGGAAATGCTTATGACGAACGCATCGCAGCCGGTCGCCGGGCGGTTATCGAATTCGGTGGCGAAGAACTGGCTAACTGGCTGACCGAAACCGGCGCGGGTAATCATCCCATGCTGGTCGATGCTTTCGTCGAGGCCGGAATGAAGATCGGCGAAACCGGCCAGTTCAAGGAAGGCCGCAATGCTAATTTCGGTATCACGCCGCAAGATGCCAAGGATGAAATATCGGCTCTTCGCGCCAACCCGGCGCTAATGGATAAGAGCCATGCTGAATATCAGAAGCTGAACGATCGGCTAACGCAGCTTTATGAACACGCCTACCCCAGCGATGGGCAAGGCAGCGATATCGTTGTAACAATCGGACAACCTTAACAGGCCCGATGCAGACTGTGGGGATAGTCCCGCCGCATAGCCAGCGATTGGTAGTGGGGTCCGGCAACGGGTAACCCGGCGATGAACCCTTTGTTTTAACCAAAGCTGAAAGGATAGACATATGTCTGTTCAAATTACCACAGCGATGGTCGAGCAATACGCGGGTAATGTCGCGCATCTGGCTCAACAGAAAGGCTCCCGTTTGCGGAATGCCGTTCGCGTTGAAACAGTGGTCGGCAAGAACAGTTTCTTTGAGCAGATCGGATCGACGAATGCGCGTCAGCGCACCAGCCGGCATTCCGATACGCCAAGGATGGATACGCCCCACGCTCGTCGTCGCGTTTCGATGCTCGATTATGATTGGGCCGACCTCATCGATGATGAAGATCGCGTCCGTATGCTCATCGATCCGACCGGACCTTATGCACAGGCAGCCGCCTTTGCGATGGGCCGATCGATGGATGATGCCATCATCGACGCAGCCGATGGCACTGCCTACACGGGTGTTGCCGGCGGCACTTCGACCTCTTATGACGCAACCATGACGGTGGACGTTCAAGTCGGGATCGATCCGGCGGCTGACACCGGATTGAATATCGGCAAATTGAGGGCTGCCAAGCAGAACCTTGATGCCAACGATGTCGATCCCGACATCCGCCGGTATTGTGTCATCAACGCCAAGCAACTTCAGAACTTGCTGGCCGAAACCGAAATCACCAGTTCCGATTTCAACACGGTCAAAGCCCTTGTACAGGGCGAAGTCGATAGCTTCCTTGGTTTCGAATTTATTCGGACCCAGCGGATTGAAACCGACGGCAACTCTGATGACAAGGTCTTGTACTTCGCGCAAGACGGTCTGTTGCTTGGCATCGCCGCCCAACCGACGATCAAGATTTCGGAACGGGCAGACAAAAACCACGCCACTCAGGTATTCGCTTCTATGGCTATCGGGGCAACCCGCATGGAAGAAGAGAAAGTCGGATACATTGAGTGTGACCCAACCTAGAGGAGGACTGAACAATGGCTGTAGTTACTTTAGTCGGTTCGCTCGTCATGGATGGGTTGGACAATACGCCGCGTGATCTGGCCTCTCCCGGTCAGGCTGGCGGCAATGTGCGCGTATGGTTCGACACTGTGGAAGTGGGGGCGGCTGATACCGCGTCCTCGACATATTTGATGGCACGTTTGCCGTCGAATGCGTTGATCCTTCCGCAATCGACCGTTTATTGGGATGATCTCACTACCACGGGTAGTCCCACGGTCGATGTCGGCGTGTACAATATGTCGGGCAAGTCGGACTTCACCGACGATCCTGACGCATTGTCCAATGGACATGACGTTACCAGCGCCGGTTCGGGCGCGCTGATCACGCAGGGTGCGTCGATCAGTTCATACGGTATTCCGCTCTGGGATCATATCGCGTCTGTAACGACCGATCCCAAAACGGATGTCGATATCAAGCTGAAGCTTGTCGATGCCAACGTAGTTGGCGGCGGCACGATGTCGGTGGTGATCTTGTACACCGAATAGGCTGAAGTCATCGGGCGGTAGCCATCTGGTTACCGCCCGTTTCTTTCGGGGGAAAGAAAATGGAGCATCCGACAGGCAAAGTGCCTGAGAAGGTTATCTTGGTCGGCCTTGGCCCATCCAAGTCAGAATACATGGACATCATGTCATCAGACGCTGTGGTCATCGACCATGACGAAGTCTGGGGCGTGAACGCCGCCGGCGCGGTGATCAATGTCGATCTGTCATTTGCGATGGACGATTATCTCACATGCGTCAACCGGACGCCGGCATTCGCACAATGGTTTCAGACTACTCAGGAACCGTTCTTTACATCGCAACCAAGGAACCCGAAGGCGCTGGCATATCCTCTGGAAGAGGTTCTGAACATGCCGGGCGCTCGACCGTACTTCAATGGATCGGTCAGCTACATCGCAGCTTATGCGGCGCTGATCGGCGTCAAGGAACTGACCATATTCGGCTGCGATTATCTGTATGGCGGCATGGGCCGGATGCATCCCCGGCAATCGGAAACGGTCGCCCGGTACATGGCCTGTATGTCCTACTGGCTGGGATACTGCCAAGGGCGCGGCATGAATGTTGTGATCTGCCCGGCCAGCCCGCTACTCGATGCTGACCTGATGGTGCTTGAACAATTTTATGGCTACATCGTAAAGCCGTATGTTGATATGCAAACCAAGCCGGCGGCAACGGAAACGCCGGATCATCTTGGTGGATCGTTCGGGCGCTGCCATATCGATCATGGTGCGCTTGAGTGGCTGATCGATAACCGGCGGGTGCAGTCGATGATCGATATCGGATGCGGGACCGGTGGCATGTTGGAATATGCCCACGATACTTTCCAGATGGATGGGCTGGGCATCGACGGCGAAGTCATGGAGCGCCGCGCTCCGACGATCGTTCACGATTACACCAAGGGTTCGCTGGGGATCGACAATAAAGAGTTCGATCTGGCATGGTCGGTGGAATTTGTCGAACACGTTGAAGAGCAATATATCGATAATTACATGGCGACATTTGCGATGGCGAAGTCGGCGCTGATCACGTTTGCACCGCCCGGTACGCCGGGACATCGCCATGTGAATTGCCAGAACCGAAACTATTGGATTGATAAATTCGAAATGGCCGGTTGGTCTTGGGATGCCGAAGCAACCCACGCCATCCGCAAGGCATCGACAATGGGGCGAGACTTCATGCGCGACAATGGACTTTTTTTTGTGAGGCAAGATGACTGATACCTCAACCATCGTATCCATCTGCAATCGGGCATTGACTTGGCTGGGCGCAGAGCCAATCACCGATCTGGTCGATGATACGAAAGAAGGCCGCGCCTGTAACCGCATCTATGAACAGGCGCGGGACCAGACCCTGCGCGATCATCCTTGGAACTTTGCGCTGAAGAGGGTATCGATCGCCGCCGATACCACAGCACCGATATGGGAATATACGAATGCCTATTCTTGGCCGACCGGATGCCTAAGAATTATCGAAGTCAACACCACCGAAGAATGGGCGGTCGAGGGTCAGAAGATCGTTTCCGATCAGGCAGCGCCGCTGGAGATCGTCTATATCGACAAGGTGACTGATCCCACGCTATTCGATGCCAAGTTTGTCGAGGCATACGCGGCCCGCATCGCATCCGATCTGGCATATGACCTGACGGCAAATGCGGCATTGGCATCCACCGCCGAAACGCAATATCTGCGCCGGCTGGCAGAGGCGCGGCTGGTCGATGCCCAAGAAAGTCTGTCGGCGAATGAGCAATCATGGCTGGATAGCAGACTTTAAATGCCTCGCACCGCCGATATCCAAACCAACTTTACTGCCGGCGAGGTCAGCAATAAGCTGTATGGCCGGCCCGATCTTGAGAAATACAAGAACGCGGCTGAGACACTGGAAAATGCACTGGTGTTTCCGCATGGCGCGGCGCATCGGCGATCCGGTTCCAAGTTCATCAAGGAGGTCAAGACTAGCGCTGATGCTACGCGGTTGCTCCCGTTTGAATTCTCGACAACCCAAGCTTATGTGATCGAAGCCGGCGATTTATATTTCCGGTTCTATAAGGATCAAGGCTCGATTTTGGAAAGCACCACCACCATCAGCGGGGCAACGCAAGCCAACCCGGTGGTAATCACCGACACCGGGCATGGCTATTCAGACGGCGATGAAGTTTTCATCGCCGATGTTGTCGGCATGACCGAATTGAACGGCAAGTATTATCTGGTCGCCAACAAGAATGCCAATGACTTCGAACTGACCGACATCGATGGCACCAATATCGATGGCACCGGCTTCACCGCTTACAGTTCCGCCGGCACCGCCGCCAAGGTTCATCAGCTTACCACCACTTATGCCAAGGCCGATCTGTCATCGATCAAACACGCTCAGTCTGCCGACATACTTTATCTGGCGCATCAGTCTTATGCACCGCGCAAACTGGAGCGGACGGGTCATACATCATGGACCCTGACCACCATCGATTTCACCGATGGGCCATATCAGGATGAGAACACCACCACCACCACAATGACACCGGGTGCGACCACCGGCAGCGGCGTCACGGTCACCGCATCGGCGGTTACTGGCATCAATGGCGGCGATGGGTTCCAGACCACCGATGTGGGCCGGCTGATCCGCATCGGTCATCAGGCGACGGCATGGGCGGCGACCACCGCCTATTCGGTCGATGACGTTGTCCGCAATTCTGGCAATGTCTATAAATGCATCCACGCGGGAACGTCTGACGGTTCCGGCGGGCCAAGCGGCACCGGCGATGAGATTGTCGATGCCACAGTCACTTGGAAATTCATTCTCGACGGCGGCATCCAATGGGGATACGGCACCATAGCCAGCCGGTCATCGACTACGGTGGTCACGGTCAATATCGTCAATGATCTTGGCGGCACCGGCGCGGTCACCAAATGGCGGCTGGGATCATGGTCTGATACCACCGGCTACCCGGCGACCGTTGCTTTCTATGAACAGAGATTGTTTTGGGCCGGCTCGACCGAAGAGCCTCAGACGCTATGGGGATCGAAGTCGGCAGATTATGAAAATCACACGCCCGGCGTTCTGGCTGATGCATCGCTAATTTATACGATCGCATCGGACCAGGTGAACGTGATCAGGTTCTTGCAGCCGGGAAAAGTCATGGTGGTTGGAACCGCCGGCGGCGAATTCATTGTGTCGGCATCGAACCGAAACGAGGCTTTGACGCCGACCAATGTGCGGGTGGTCAGAGAGGGTACGCGGGGATCGAACTCGACATCGACGGCATTGCGTATCGATAATGTGGTGCTATTCATCCAGCGCCAGAAGCGGAAGCTGCGAGAGTTCGTCTACACGTTCGACAGTGACAGCTACCAAGCGCCCGATCTGACCTTGCTATCGGAACAGGTCGGCTATGGCGGTATCGAAGAGATCGCATACGGTCAGGAACCCGACAGTATCGTTTGGGGCTACCGGAACGATGGGCAGTTGCTGGGCATGACCTACTTGCGCGATCAGCAAGTGGTCGCATGGCACCGCCATCCGATGGGCGGATCGTTCGGCACCACAACACATGGCGTTGTTACCAGTGTCGCCATTATACCCGGCACCGCCCGGCATGAGGTCTGGCTCATTACCAAGCGAACGGTCAATAGTGTGGCCCGGCAGTATGTTGAATTGCTGCAAGCAAATTTCAACGCCGACGATGGCGATACCAAAGAGGATGACGCCTTCTTTGTAGACAGCGGTCTGACTTTGGATACGCCACTCACGATCACCGGCGCGACAGCGGCGAACCCGGTGGTGGTTACATCGGCGGCGCATGGTCTGACCGATGGCGATCTGGTCGATATCGAAGATGTCGCCGGCATGACTGAAATCAATGATATCCGGTTCCGCGTTATTGAGAGTGCGACCAATACATTCGAACTGATGAATACCAGCGGCAAGCCGGTCAGTGCCGCGACAAGGGCAAACCCCGGCAGCATTGAGTGCGTTGCTCACGGTTTTTCGACCGGCGATGAAATCGGTTTTCTTGAAGTCGCCGGCATGACCGAATTGAACGGGAACGCATATACCATTACCAAAGTCGATGCCGATAATTTCACGATCGGCGTCGATAGCAGTGCCTTCACCACCTATACATCGGGCGGCATTGCGTACCTTCTGATCGATGGCACGGCATACACGGCATATACATCCGGCGGCGAGGCGCGGGAAGCGATCACCGCCATATCTGGCCTCGACCATCTGGAAGGCGAAACGGTTTCGATACTTGGCGACGGGGCGGTGCAGTCTGATCAGGCAGTATCGTCTGGCTCAATATCGAGCCTTGACCCGGCAGTGTCCAAGGCCAAGGTCGGGCTGGGATATACCACCACCATCAAGAGCCTGAGATCGAATGTCGGTGCCGGTGCCGGGCAGGGTACTGCGATGGGCAAGCCGAAAAGGGTGTTCGAAATTATCGTTCGGCTGATCAATTCGCTGGGCATGAAGGTCGGACCCGATGCCGCCAATCTGGATGAAGTAAAGTTCCGCGATGGATCAGACCCGATGGATAGTTCGCCGCCGCTCTTCAATGGCGACAAGATCGTCAAGTTCAGAGGCGGCTGGGATCGGGAAGGTCAGGTGATGATTGTGCAAGACCAGCCGCTGCCGCTGACCGTATCGGCATTGATAACCCGCGTTATTGAAAGTGATGGATAATGTGTAGTCCTACTCTTGTTCTGATCGGTGGTGGTCTTGCCGCCGCTGGATCGATCATCGGCGGCATTAATGCCAATAGCGCGGCCAAGGCGCGGGCTAAGATATCTAGGCAGAATGCCGCCCGGTCTGATGTTAATGCGCTGACGGCAGCTAATGTTGGTGCCGTCAATCGATCGCGGGTTGCCCGGCAAAACCAAATCAAAGAGGCCGAAGATGTTGTTGCGATCGCGACGTCGGGCGTCGAGGTCGCATCGGGTACGCCGCTGGAGGTCCAAGTAGCCAATGCCACTGCCGGCGCAGTTCTGGAACTTGGTGAGCAATTCAAGACCGATCAGGAGGTCGCCGGGCATCGGTTCAAGGCCGACAGTTTCCGCAACGAGGCATCGGCATATCTGGCGCAGGGCAAGAATGCGATGACTGCCGGCTTTATCAACGCCGGCGCATCGCTGGCGCTGTCAGGGTTTGCCTTCAGTCAGGCGATCGCGCCGCCGGCACCGGGTGCGTCTACAGTAGGCGCGGCACCATTCCCAGCGGGCGGGAACATTTTGCCGGTTGCCGGTACTAACTTGATAGCAAGGTGATTGTTTAATGCCTAAGTTCAACCTCACCACAGTGAACCAGCGGGCATCAAGCCAGCCACTTGCCTTCGCGCCGCAAACGCCCGACACCGGCGAGAGCCTGATCACCAATGCCATGCAGAACTTTGGCAATGCGCTGGGACAGATCGGCGAAAAGGTCATCGCTGCCGAAACGGCTGAGAGTGTAAGCACGGCAACCGGCGAAGCCGCCCGGCAGCTTGGCGCACTGAATAATGATCAGCGATTGAAGGGCATGAGTTTACCGGATGCGGTTGCTGAATATGATACCCGCGCCAAAGAGATCGGCAAAACACTAGGCGCAACTTTGTCGCCCGCCGCCCGCCAGGTGTTCAACAGAAATTGGGCAGGCAACTCTGCGACCTCTGCCGTTGCCTTTCGCAGCGCAGCTACCCAGCGGGCGATCGGTCAGGTCGATGCGACCAACAAACTGAACATCGATGCGATCAATAATGCCGCCGGCAATACTCCGATCGTCGCCAGCAATGGAACCCTGCATCAGAAGATGTTCGATCAGGGCATCGCCAGCATCAAGCATCTGGCAGTCACCGGCATCATCGATGCCAAGGTCGCCGCCGATCGGATAATGAAATTTGGCGAGACATTCGCCAAGCAAAGCATCGCCGGATATCTTGGCCGGAACCAAGCCATCGAAACCCTTGAAGGCATTTCTGACGCGATGAAGGAGGATGGTAAGGGATTGCCGGGTCCGGTCAAGGCTATATGGGATCGCCTCGACGCGACCGATAAGGCGACATTCAAGTCAAAGGCTCTGACCGACATGAGCCGCATCCAATCGGCATTGGACAAGGCCGACACGGCACGGGAAAAGGCGGCAAAGACGGCGCGGGTGCAAACCGGCGCGGCGTACATTGTCTCAGCATTGGCTGTCGAAGATAATACAGCCAGCGATGAACAGGCCGATCAGGTTTCAAGGATGTCGCCAGATTGGATCGAAGATCAGGTGAAGATAGGGAACATCGAAGGCAAGGACGGCATTGCTCTGCAAAAGATAATGACCGGGCTGGATGGAGCCAAGACCGATCTGCCGGCGTTTATTAATATGTCGCAGAGAATTTATGCGATCGCCGATCTGCCGGAAGATTTGCGCCAAGCTGAAATCGAGGCGATGAGCGCCAACATTGCATTCATGGTTGGCGGGCCGGGTGAGCGATCCAGATTGACCGGCGGCGATGCCAAGCATCTATATTCACTTCTGGAAACGGCCAAGGATGATACGTTCAAAAAGTCGCCTCAGTTCCAAGCCAGAAGGACGCTGGAAAGATCGCTGGGCGTGACATCGACCGGCGCGGCGATGTTCTCGTTTCTTGAAGATAAGGATGGTCAGAAGGCGATCAGGATACAATCGGCCTTGCGGGAATATGATATCCGCGTCAATCGTGATGGCGATAATCCTTGGGAAGTAGCAAGCGATCTTATCGATCGATCAGCACCGGGCGGGCGCGTCCTGTCCAGCTTTACAAAGTTGCGCTTTGGGCCGAAGGGCATCGATCCGGCGGATTACACCAGCGAACATCTGGATGAGGCACTGGATAACACGGTTTCTGCGCTGAAGAGAAAGAAGATCAAGCCAGCCGCTGCACAGGATATCTTTGCCAAGATAAAGGAAATGCGGAAGCTGGTTAAAGAGAATGACGATGCGGCAGAGGCGTTGCGGAAAGCAGAAGAGGAAAACAAAAAATCTGGCAGAGGCGTACCTGGATAATGGATGACATCACCGACATCTATACCACAGAGCGCCGCCATGCTAACGCGGTCGGCACCGAAGAGTGGCAGGCACTTGAGGACGCCGGCATGGACGCCGGCGAGGTCATGTTCAGCATACCCAAGTTCGACAGCATCGAAACGCGGGATGTCGAAGGCGTTCGCCAGACGGTCGGTATCGGCGATGACAATTCGCCGGATGAGGTGATCCTGAGTGAAGAGGACGCGCCGCCGCCCACGCCGGAACAATCAGCCCTCGCCGGCATGACGCCAATTCAACGGCAGATGGCCGGCGCCAACCGGCTGATGCCCAGTGGTGCGCCGGAAACGGTGGATGATGTATTGCCGCCGGTTGATGAGGCTGTGCCAGATGATGGGAAGCTGACCGGGTTCGCCGCCGCCGCCAAAAATCTGAACAACATTCAATCCCAAGAATTGATCGCGGCGCTGCAACAGACCTCGCCGGTTTTACGCGCAATCGGTCAGGGGGAAGAGGAGCATAACCGGCCCTTCATTGGCGACATCGTTCCCAATGGCACCACAGAATTTATTCCAGAGGGCGGCGAGGGCGATGATTTTTTTGTTCTGGTCGATGGCGGCGATGTAAAGAGAGTGTCGGACTTCGAAGATGGCAACCATGTCATCCTCAAGGATGATGATGGAAGATTGAAGCTATTCCAGCGCACTGAAGAAACCGATGAAACAGTCGGCTCATTTGGGCGGTTGCTTGGTCTTGGTCTGGCCGGCGACATCGAAGCCGCCGCCGCTGTCAAGATAGCACAAGGCGCCAAGGCATTAAGCGGCGCCGATGTCGGCAGTGCCGGCACGTTGGCGGCGGGTGGCGTAGCAGGGCCGGGTGTAAAGCTGACTAGACCAGAACAACGGTTCTTCGATGATTTCTTTTCTAATGCCGCCAACCGTGAAGAATTACTGGAAGCGGTGCCGTCATTAAAAATCGAGGACGGGCAGATCAGTGTCGATCCCAAGGATGTTGATGCCTTATTCAAGTTTGTCGAAGACACGGTTATCTCTGATGGCGCTGGAGCGGTGCCGCCGCGCCTTAAGGGCGCCCGGTTCTATAATCAATTAGAAGATGCCGCCGCGCCGGGCGGTGTTAAGGCCGCGCCGGCGCCAGGCGGGCCTATTGTACCACAGGCCAAGTCGGCTGAACTGATCGAAGCAATCGAAGACGGCGACCTGATGGATGTTCTCCGCGTTGCCTCGACAGAAGAGCAAGTCGCCGATACTGCGAAGGCGTCGAGGGCGCTGGCGAAGCTGCCCGACCAGAGCCATGCCAAGGGTACGCCCAACATCGCGCCGGGCGTTGCCGCGCAGTTTGATGACCGGCTGGATGAAGCTGGCATCGAATATATGAAGTGGGTCAGGAACAACCCCAAGGGCAAATTCATCCACAAAAACCAGAAGACCGCCGCATCAGTTGACTTCTCGACCACCTGTGGCAAGCGGTCATGCAATACCGGGTCATGCCTTTACTGCTACGTTGATGAAGGTCGCGTTATTAATAAGGAGCGCGACAAGGCAATCGCCGCCGGCGGCACTGTCGAGGATACCGGCCTTGGCAGCGCACAGGCGAAGACCGACAAGCTGGAACACAACTTCGATCCCGATGCATTCAACAAGATGCCCAAGTCGGTCATCGATGCATTCAACCAAGATGGCGGGTTGCGGATGTTCTCATTCGGCGACTACCGTGATGGCGTCGATGGTGAGAATGTTTTGGCTACCCTGGACGCTGCACTGGATCGCGGTCTGTTTATAAAAGCCATCACAAAGTCGGAAGAGTTTGTCGAACAATTCGGCGACCATCCGGCGCTTAGATTAAATGTGTCGATGGACAAGGTGCCGACTGATGTATCGAATGCCTGGACCGCTGAGAAGGCAATCGCTGCCAAGCAACGGTATCCCAATCTTCGCATCCGGTCTGTTGCATTGAATGAAGCTGAGATCGATGAATTCGGCAAGATGACTATGCCCGATGGATCGCCGCTGATCGATGTTATTACACTATATCACGGCAAGACCAACTTTACGCCCAAGGGCGTCCGCACTGACAAGCTGTCTAAGGTCATTCTTGCCAAGCTGAATGATCCTGAATTCACGCCGCCCGAAGGCCGCGATCAGATACTCAAGCAGTTCGGTGGTGAAGAAGGTTTATCGGCGTACCTCGACACATGGAAAAACATGACGCCCAAGGGCGCCGCTCATAAACATGCTAGGGAAACTTATGTGAACCGGGTATGTTGCACCAATGGTAGATGCGCTGCCGATCCCGGTACCAAGTGCGGCTTTGGTGTTATCAAAGAGGCGCCGCTTGCGATCATCGGTGTACTACTTGGCCTCGCCGGCGCAGCATTCCCAGAACTGAGCAACCCAGAGGCAGAAGATGGCACTTGACCCTACCGTTTCACCACAAACAGAAAGCCCGGCAGAAGATTTAACGCCGGGCTTTTTTGATGGCGATATCCCATTGCCGGAAGACCCTGCCGCTATCCCTGCCAGCGATGCGCCGGGCAGCGGCGTCGAGGTCGCCGGGATGTTCAAGTCTGGCGTAACCAAAGCATTCAGAGGTGCGCTGAGAAAGCTGGACGATCAGGGCAAGTTCACGCGCCCTGGATCAGCCGAAGGCGAAGCGGTGCCAGACATCACCAATGGCGGCATCGAGCCGGGCGGTGTTCCGCCGGGACACAACCCAGCGCCGGCAGCGGATACGCCTGTGGGGCCGGATGGGCAACGGCTACCTGATGGCACTCAGGTGCCGGGCGATGCACAGGGACGGGTGCCGTTCGGTGCCGATGGCATCGATACCAGAGATATACCCGGCCATCCCGACTATGTGCCAGAGGGCAGGGTAGCACCAGAAGTGCCGCCGCCGGCACCGGAACAGCCGGCCCCACTGTCGGCGACATCGGACCCGGCACAGGTCGGCACCGATGCGGCGGCGGTCGGCAGGGTAGATAAAGAGGTCGAGGTCAGGATCGATGGACCCAAAGAGACTGAGGTAAACGAGGTCTATAAGAGGTTCACCACCGACACGCCATTTTCGGCGCTGGATGACTTCAATTCTGGCCGCATCGAAACTGATCAGGATGCCTTGGCGGTCATCGCATCGCGGTCCCAAGTCTATGCGGCAGAGATCGCGGCAGAGACAGGCGGCGTTATCAAGCAGTCAGTTACAAAGCATCTCGCCGATCTGGTTGGAGGATCGCCAGGTCAGCTTACCAAAAAGATTTTAGGCGGGAAGCTGATCCAAAGTGGATCGCCCGGCGAACTGGCCGCGAATATGTTAGCCGCCCGCGATCTGATGGTCTGGTCCGCACAAAAGGTCGATACCCTTGCCAAGCTAGTGCAAGATGGGAAGGTCGAGAACCTGACCGCTGCCGGCTTCCAGAGCATGGATGAAGCGATCGTCGCCATGCAGCGACAATCAGCCCTGCACGTTGCATTGCAAGCCAAGATCAAAGGAGCGCAGACAGAGATCGCGAGGACACTATCATCATTTAATATCGGCGTGGGCGGCGATGCTTTGCGGAACCAGAACATCGAAGCACTGATTGCCAACAATGGCGGCGTTGATCTGGCGCGGCAGCGGGCGTCGATGTATCTGTCCCTTGAAGACCCTGCCAAGCGGGCGGTGTTTTTGCAGAAATCATTCGCGGCTAGGTCTGCCGATGCTTTGTATGAAGCATGGATCAACGGTCTGCTATCCAGCCCGATCACGCATATGGTCAATCTGATTTCGAACCTTTTACATATGACCGGCCAGACGGTAGTGCGCGGCACTGCCGGCATCATGGCGCGGGCGCGTCGAGCAAAGACCGGGGATAATAATGGAGTGCGCGGCGGCGAAGGCACCGCGATGATGTTCGCTTGGAAGATGGCAATGAAGGATGCTTTCCGCATGGCAGGGGCAGTCTTCAAAGACCCGACCGGCGAGATCATGGCGAAGGTCGAGCCGGGCAAAAAATTTCGGCCAAGGGCGTTTTCTGCCGAAGGTATGGAGAAGGCCGGGCTGGTCGGAAACGCATTTGATGTCGCCGGCTCATTGCTGACCCTTGGCCGCGTATCGACACGCGGGCTGGCGGCGGGCGATGTTTTCTTCAAGGTGCTAGGCCAGCGCATGGAGACATATGCGCGGGCATGGCGTGAAACTGTGGTCGAGTTCGGCGAAGGTGCGGTCGGCGTCACCGATAACTTCACCGATGCGCTGGCGCACCGCATTGCAAACCCAACCGCCGCGACACAACAAGCATCGATCGACTTTGGTCAGATGGTGACGTTCACCGGGCAGCTTGGCGAATTCGGTCAGAAGGCGCAGGGCATCGCGGCCAATGGTTTCATACGGTGGTTTATTCCGTTCTTGAAGACACCGGCGAATATCATATCGACGGCATGGGAATACACGCCGATGGCTGGTCTTAGCCAAAAGTTTCGGCTGGCAATTGCTGAAGGCGGCGAAGCGGCTGATCTGGCAAAGGCGAGGATCGCGCTGGGTACGGCAACGATGGTGACGGTAGGCGGCTTTGCTCAAGCCGGCAGCATCACTGGCGGCGGGCCGACCGATCCCAAACTAAGAGCCAACCTGACCCGGCAGGGCTGGAAGCCATACAGCTTCAAGATACCGATTGCCGATGGCAAGTTCCACTATCTGCCGTACAAGAGGATCGAGCCATTCGCTACCGTGATCGGCATCGCGGCTGATCTGTCGGAGATCGGCAATGAGGCAATCGATCGCGAACAGTACGATAAGATCGTCGCATCGCTGGCAATGGCGCTGACAAAGAACGTCACCAGCAAGACCTATATGGAAGGCTTCAGCAATCTGATCGATCTACTTGAGAACCCCGACCGGTATGGGCCGGCGACCATAAATAACTTTGTTCGGACCATCATGCCTAGAGCGGGCGCAATGGTGGAGCATATGGTCGATCCAGAATTGCGATACACCAGAGGGCTACTGGATGCGCTGAAACAGGATACGCCGGGCTGGTCGGATACGCTCCAGCCTAGAGTTGATCTGTGGGGCCGGCATATGATGCACAACTCTGTGTTCGGCGGCGTCGATAAACCGAATAGGCTGGATGATGAATTGCACCGGCTGCGCCTTGGCATCGGTGGTCCCAGCGATATCATGCCGGGATCGACCGGCGCTGGCGCAGATACATCTGTCGATATAAAGCTATCGCCGGAACAGTTCTATGATTATTCGGTTGCTGCCGGCAAAGCGGCGGCAGAGAACCTCGCCACGGTAATCGTGGATAACCCAAGAACGAAACGTGCTAGAAATTACAAACGCGCCAGCGATGAGGCAAAGAAGATTGCCATCAAGAACGTCTTCTATAATTCAAGGAAGGCGGCGCGGGCATGGCTATTCAAGCGGAGCAAACACGCACCTGATCTGGAGAGGTTGCAAGATAAGATTATGAATGATCGCAAGCAGAGGCTAACGCAATGACCCTGACATCAACTGCAAACAAAACCTCATATACGGGCGATGCATCGACCACCGATTTCGCGACCGTCTTTGCCTTCAAAGGCACCGGCGCCACGGCGGAACTGGAAGTGGTCGAGCGGGTCATCGCGACCGGCGTGGAAACGGTTAAGACCTACTCGACGCATTACACGGTCACCGGCGGCAATGGATCGACCGGCACGGTGATCGCGGTATCCGCGCCGGCGGCGACACTTGAATGGCATATCCGGCGGACCACTACCAAAACGCAGCTAACCGACTATGTCACCAACGATGCCTTCGCGGCAGATACCCATGAGGCGGCGCTGGATAGGCTGGCGATGATCGGCAACGAAATACAAGAGGTACTCGACCGGGCGCTGGTGTTCCCGGTATCCGATGCCAGCCTGACCAGCGAACTACCGTCATCGGTCGATCGGGCGAACAAGACTTTTGGTTTTGATGCCAGCGGCAATGTCGAGTTGACCACCACCATCGGCAACTGGCAGGGCGCGTGGGTTACCTCGACGGCATACGTTTTGAATGACGTTGTTAGCAACTCTGGATCGTCCTATATCTGCATTGTTGCCCATACCTCTGGAACTTTTGCCACCGACCTAGCCGCGCTGAAATGGGAATTGGTCGCGCAGAAAGGCGCCCAAGGTGACGCCGGCGCCGGCGACATGAGCGATCTGGTTGACGATCTCACGCCACAACTTGGCGGTCCACTGTCGGGCAACTCGTTTCAGATGCAGTGGAGCAAAGGTGCCGATGTTGTCTGCGCCAACGCGCTACCTCTTCTGACCGATGGCAACTATTTTGACATCACCACAGGCGTCGATACCGTGACATCTATGGCGACAACCGCTGTCGGAAATGTGGTCTTGCTGCAAACTGATGTAGCGGTTGTCTTCACCCACGATGGCGACAATATCGTATTGCCCGCATCCAAGAATATCACCACCGCTGCCGGCGACCATCTCTGGTTCATCGAACACGCGACAGGCAAGTACACCTTGGTTGGCATCAAGAGGGCGCTGGGAGAATTGTGGACCGACAGCGCAGTCGGCACCGATGGCGTGATCCTCAGCTATGACGCCTCCGGCTTGCCGGTGTTTGTCGGGCCGGGAACGTCGGGTCAAGTTCTCACCAGCGGCGGCGCTGGCGCTCCCCCCACGTTTGAGGATGCGGGGGGTGGTACTCTTACTCTTACAGCTTCCCAAGCAACAGCATCAGGCACCGCGAAAGATTTTACCGTGCCGACAACGGCAACTGAGATTTACTTATTTACCAAGGGCTGCTCCACTAATGGCACCAACGATTGGCTGATACAGATTGGCGATGCCGGTGGTGTAGATACAACAGGGTATGTGTCCAACTCGACAATGACCGATAGTGCCTCTGGACCCTTCGCCACTAATTCAACATCTGGCTATGTCCTGTACAATGACCACGCCGGTACATTTAAGAATTTAACCATCTGTCTGTACCTCTATGACACCACTAATCATGGTTGGATAGCATCAGCGGGAACTGATATGGGTTCGTCCCGTGGGCAGATCATGGGCGGTGAACATGACCTTGGTTCCGGTAGTGCCGGTATAACAACGGTCAGGTTGAATGGCGTTGATACCTTCGATGCCGGTGACGCAATTGTGGGGTATAGATAATGAAAGCTTTTATCGCAATCCATCAGGGGCAGGTCTCCACCAAAATTGCCGACTTCGATACGCTCGCAGAGGCCGAAGCCCATGCCGTCGAGTACGGTGGGTTCGCCGCGCCCCTACCTGCTACAGAACGGGATGAATTTTGGATCATTGATTATGGTGCAAAAACCATCACTATCGATGATGCAAAATTGGCAGATGCCGCCGCCGCTTTAGCCGCCCGTGATTTCGCATTAACCAGATCGAAGGCTTATCCCTCCATAGGTGATCAACTTGATGCCTTGTGGAAGGGTGGGCAGGCGCAGGCGGATATGAAGGTGCTAGTCGATAAAGTAAAAACAGATCACCCCAAGCCGGTGTAAAAAGGGTGCCAAAGATTATGCCAGATGTATCTGTAGGCAACGTCGTAACCGTGGCCGTCCTCCTGTTCGCCGCCGGCGGCGCGTGGGTCCGCGCTGAGATGCTGGGCAAGCGGAACAAGGAAGCGATCGTTGATCTAAAAGATATAGATAGCGAGCAATGGACCTTCATCACCGATATCAAATCTTGCCTTGCCCGGCTCGATAAGAACGTCGCCCTGCTCACTCAGTCCATCGATAACAATAGGAAGCTGATGGAGGAAACCCAGCGGCAATTTGTCGAGCATCAGTCGGCTGAAAATAAATTTATCCAGCGGGCCGGCGAGCGGCTGGAAGGCGTCGAGAAGGAGATCGTTCATCTGGCTACTCTGATGGAAAAGGCTAACTGAAATGATCCAGAAGCTGAAAGACAACTGGGCGATCCTTCTGGTTATCGCCGCGATCTTCTCTGGCGGCGGAACCTTTGCGCTGGGGTTCGATAACTTGCAGCAAGATGTCGCGGCCAATACCACCGATCGAATGCTGCGCGTCTTTCATAAGCTTGAGGCGAAGGGTTTGCGCGGCAAGCTTTCGCCACGGGAACAAGTAGAGTTTTGCAATATCGCCAAGCACCTTGGGATCGGTGGTCCCGTTGTTCGAAAGGTCTGCTAATGTTTAGCTTAATTGGATCAGTCATCGGCCTGTTCACCAGTGTCGGGCCGGGCATATTCAAGTCGATCATGGATGCCAAACAGGACGCCCGCGACAAGGCGCATGAGATGGCGATGACCGCTCAGACGGCGCGGGACAAACGCGATGAGGCGATCATCACCGGCACCGGCGCGGGCAATGTCGAGATACAAAAGACTGTTCAAGTTGGGCTTCAACTATCATCAAAATGGGTCATCAATCTGGCCGGCACGGTGCGCCCGGTCATCACCTATTGTTTTTTCTTTGAGTTCGTATTGCTGACGCTGGCCGTCTTCAATGGCTGGATCACCATCGAACAGTTCGATGCCGTCTGGTCGAATGAAGTGCAAGGTATTTTCGCCGTCATCATCAGCCACTGGTTCGGCAATAAGCTGGTCAGCAAGTGGATCAGATAAACAAAAAAATTATCCATCAAGATTGCGACGATAACTGCCGGCTATGTTTGCTCATCCACTATTGTCACCGGCTCGATGCCATCAAGGAACGCGATCGGCGAAAGGCAAAGAGGGATGCTGATCAATGACACTGGTCTTGAAATCATTAAGAGGTTTGAGGGACTACGGCTTGATGCTTATCGTGACCCTGTCGGCATACCTACTATTGGTTGGGGTAGCATCAGGGGTCTTGATGGCGACCGGGTGCGGATGGATCATCGAACAATTACCGCAGTCGAAGCTGACTTTCTCCTCGCCGGCCATATTCAAAAAACTGAATATCAAGTTTCAAGATTGGTTGACGCCCCTCTGACCATCAACCAGTTCAGCGCCAGCGTATCGCTGGTCTATAATATCGGGTCCGGCAATTTCCAATCCAGCCAGATCAGGATGCGGATCAATCGAAAGGATTACGCCGGTGCCGCCGGCATCTGGTGGCAATGGCGGCGGGCGGGGGGCCGCATACTGAAGGGGCTGGTTCTCAGGCGTGAGATGGAAAGGCGGCTCTTCGATGACGATCTATCAGGTGATCATATCGGCATGTAATATTCTGGGCTGCGAACCTATGGTATCGATCGAACCACAGTTCATCGATCTGAATGCTTGCATGAATAGAGTTCATCAGGTGCATCGAATGCTGAAAGCATCGCCGCCGCCGATGGTTGCCGGCGTGATCAGCTATAAGATCGCTTGCCATATTGTTAAGCCGAAAGAGAAACGCCCAACCTTTGAGGGGCTGGGCGTTGATACTTAGATATTTTCGATGATCAATTTGACCACCACTATTATGGTGACAACAATGAATTCGATCATGCGTTATCCCCCATCACCAGCTTGCGAAGGTGAGTGAACCGTTCGCCAACCAAAGGCGCGTAGTATTCCGAATTGTCGGCATGGTGCGGATGGCTCTTCTGAAATTTCTTCCATTGCTCATGCGCTTCGAAATATCGCCGGGCGGCTGATGCAATTTTCTTTTCGTCTGCGCCTGGCGCTGGACCCACAATCGAAAGGCTGCGCTTTTTACCGGCCAGCCGGATGATATAACCACGTTCCTCAAGCACGTTGATTATCGATGCGACCTGAGATGTAGACTTGCAATCGATCCCCTCGCCGATCTGCCGAAAGCTTGGCGACGATCCATGCTCATCGATATGGGCCGCGATAAAGTCGAATGCCTCACGTTGCCGTGGGCCGATGCCGGGCCTATCCATTTGCTGCTTCCTTTGCCTTGGCTGACAGGAACCTGAGAAGCTTGGTGTAGGATTTTTTGAGATCGCCGGCGGCGGGTTCGTCCTCATCCTTGATGCGAGCGATCGTATCATCATTCAGCTTTTTAAATTCCGCCACGTTATGCCGGCGGTCTTCGAATGAAGATTGTTCGTCATCGGCGATGCGGCTGCACACGATGGCGAACTGACTGATCCATTCCCCCATCGATCCGCATAGAACGATGTCGGCATCTTCGCCCGGCATAATCAGTTCCCAATCGCGGGCGTCATCATCGATTTCATCGACAGGCGGCACAGGCTCATCAGGGGGCAGATCGCCCATGTTCTGGTCTATTGGGTCATCGGACACCAAAGATGCCTCTGAGGCGCGATCCTCGCCGGCCATTTTTTGCTGACCGACCGCATCCAGCGGGTTTATCGTACCCATATCCTTGATCGGCTGATCTTCCGCCTCTTCTCTGATGATCACGCCTTTCAATGCATCGGGGAATGCATCGCGGACGGCGAAGCCTCGCGCCCGCATCTGGAGCATCCGCTTTGGATAATCCTTCCACGGGCCGCGTTTGCCCCACAGGTTGGCACGTTTGGCATCGCCGACACTGAAGGTGCGGCTGGTGACGATGTCGCGGCCCTTGACGATCCGCGTGACGGTGCAAGTGGCGACCTCGCCTTCGAAGGTTTCCTGATGCCCGCCATATTCATTGTGCGCGGTGACCAGCGCCAGCATGGCATCTCCATATATCGCCGGCTTGCCATTGATGACGGCAATGTTTTGGAGTGCTTGCATCGGCGGCAGACCGATCTCCGATCCCCATTGGACGGCGACAAGGATATCGCCGGCCTTGCCCTTGAATGCTGCCGGCACCATCGATGATGCCGCCAGTGTCTTTGAGAATTGCACCGCACCTTCGAAGGTGGTTGGCGTGAGCAATCCACGCCCGCGCCGTCCCAAGCTATTCGGGTTCGGGTCTTCAATGTTTTTAATCTCGTTGGTCATCACTTCATCTCCTTAATGCTGACTATGGACTGACGTTTGGATGTCGCCGGCTTGGCCGGCACGGTCTTCTCAGGCTGCGCTTTGGTATGCCGCATCGGCCATTTGATCTCATAGCCGCCGGCGTGGGCGATGGCATGATTTCCCATCGCACCTTGCAAAACGACATCGCATTTCTTGATGACCGTTTCGCAATCCTTGATCGTTTGCTTGGCAGACATATAACTTTCAACAATGCCGACATAGTCGGCGTCGAGGATGACCGGGACTTCCTCTTCCGCCTCTGGATAGATGATCAGGGTATCGCCGGGATGATCGTCATCGATGTCATACCAATCGATCGGGTCCGAATGCAGCCGGCGTTCGAAGTCGGCGACCGCCAGATGGATGGCATCGATGGTCGGCTGATGGCGTTCGAATAGGAACGTCCGCAATTCGATGCCTTGATACAGGACACAGATCGCCGCCCAATCGAAGCCGGCACAATCCATTTGACCCTGCGCTTGGATCGGCCCACGCGATAAAGCTGGCGCGTCTTCCGGTCGGACGCTGGTCACTTTGTTTTCCATGCAGCCGCAACCGGACAAGGTTATGCTGTCCTGACCGATCACATAGATGCCGCGCTCTGGATCATTGGTGAAGGTCTTGGGTTCCTTAAATTCGCCGACCGCATCCAGCGATGCTTCCAGTGCGATCTCAGGATGGATGTATGGCTTGTCGATGTCGGTCACTACCCGATCGACATTGAGCCGCTCTGCGCTCTCGCAGATGCAGATGGTTTCCAGCCGGTTGCCCCAGCCGGTTGCCTCATTGCCTTCCCAAGGCACCAGTTCGCCGGCAATAGCTTTCTGGCCATATACCAGTTCCTCATTACGGCTTGAGTATGGGCTATGCCCCAGCAACGCCGGCAACCGTGACGCCGACATTTTCTTATCGTCAGTTACTTTTCCAACCATGTTGGTTACTCCTTATATAAAGATGGACAGATAGAAGAATGCCGCGCTCACCAGTATGGTGATGAACGCGGCCATTAGCAGGGACTGCCATACCAGTTTGATCATGCGGCGATGACCGTGATGTCATCAGCCATGCCTTCGCCCATCGCCCAACCGAATAACCGTTGTTCTAGTTCGGTGAGGTCATCCGATAGCCAGCTATCGCGGCCAAGGATCAGATGGTACTTGCCATCGGGATCATCGATGGTTTCGATGTAAAGGTTCTCTTGCAAATAGGGACTGCCGGCATACGGTCCATAGATGATGCCCGATACCCGCTCATCGGTATCGATGTCCATCAGGTCTGACCGGACGGTCTTTTCCATCGACAAGGTGACGATGATGGCGTGTTCTTTTTTGACCGCCTCTTGCGACATAATATGAAAGTCGGTGGTGGTGATCGATTGCACCAGATACCGATCTCCGCGATCTTCGATGACTTCCATGACCTCGCCGATCTCATGCGGGGAACAGTGGGCTGGATGATATTTGATGAACATTCGATTGCTCCTATGCAGCCATGCGATCAATGATCGCCTTGACCTGTTGAGGATGCCATGTCGCGGTGCCTGATCTGGTCACTACGCCACGGGCTGTGAGGGCGCCGGCGATGCCGCGCAATGTGGTGATGCCGGCGCCGGTGATCTGATCGATGATCGGCATGGTGTTCGCAGCGAATTGCTGGGCGGCGCCGATCTGCTTATCCCTGCCGGCGGTGCCGATGCGGGTAAGCTGTTCAGTCGATGCGCCCAGCCGATCGATCTGGCGACCGGCGCGGGTGACGCCACGCTCTTTCAATGCGGCCAGCGCGGCGGTGGTGCGCTCACTGATCTTGCGACCTTCCCATTCGGCGAAGACCGCCGCCATCTGTAAAAAGGTGCGATCAGCTTCCGGCGCATCGGCGCAGATGAATTCGACGCCGGCTTCCATCAAGCCGGTGATGAAATGCACATTGCGGGCGAGGCGATCCAGCTTGGCGATGATCAAGGTCGCGCCCTCTTTCTTGCACTGGGCGAGAGCCGCGGCTAATTGCGGGCGGTCATTGCGCTTGCCGCTTTCGGTTTCGATGAATTCGCCGGCCTTGACCCAATCACCATGCGCGGTGAATTGATCAACGGCGGTGCGCTGGGCGTCCAGACCAAGACCGGATTGGCCTTGGCGGGCGGTGGAAACGCGGAAGTAGGATACGAAGTTGGTCATGCTATATTCCGATCTCGCTAGAAGGCAGATTAATCTCATCGGTAACGGTGATTTCAATGAGCGCCATATATATGGTCTTGCCGCTTTTTAGATGGCGCTCCCTGACGCCGACATTCTTTCCGAAAGGAACATACTTTCTGGCGGCTTCATATGTGTCGAAGCGACCCTTGCCGATGGTGGTTTTTCTTTTGGTCATGTTCATTGCTCCTATTGGGCTGCGCGTTTGATGACGATGCGGCAGTCGCCGAATTCGACATCTATATGAGTGGCGCCGGGAAAGAGATCGGAAACCGTCTTGCCGACGATGTCGATGATCGGCTTGCCGGTCGGGCGACCGCTGACCTTGCGGACTTGCTGACCGATTTGCAGTTCCTCATCATCGGTGACCGGATTAACCGGGCTGAAATGCAAGACCAAGGTGTTATTCCAGTGGGCGTTGAAGGCGGATGATGTTGCGATGAACTTGGTGCCGGGAACGAAGCCGGCATCGGTCAGGTGCTTGCCGTCGAGCCAGATGCGGCTGCGTCCGCGATTGTTTCCGATTTTGAAAGTGTGCTTGGTCATGTCTATTGCTCCTTAATCCAAGAGATTACATCGATCATATTCTCGCCGGTGACGCTCCATGCTTCGACAGAACCTTCAAGGTTCAGACCGTGCGGGTATTCGCCCTTGTTGAAGCTGAAATCGCTATCGCCGGTGAGGGTAGAGGCATAGTAGCGGGAAACGAACTGACCGTGATCGGTATGCATGTGGCGGGCATCGTAGAATTCGACCAGCGCGTCATCCTTGTCATGGGTCAGGCAGTTGTCGCGGCCATAAGCTTCGCCTTTGTTAACCATGCGGACGTTGAAGCTGATGCCGTTTTCTTGGTTTGTGATATTCAGGATTGTCATGATATATGCTCCTGTTTTTCTACCCCAAAAGCCGCCGCGAATTTAATCGCCGGCGGCTGATGGGGGATGGTGGTTGGTTCAGTCGATGACCCTGCCGTACTGGATCTCCCAGCGGCTGGGATAATTGGTCGAGCGAACTACCCGATGCTTGGCGCGGTCATCAGGATCGGTGATGCAATACTCAAGATCAGCAATTGCTTTTTTCTTAGAGGACTTGAGAGGGGCAACGCGGCCCCAGCGGATTTTTTGGTCGGTCATGTTCATTTCTCCAGATTTTCGAGGTGTGAATTCCATCTTTTTTCTCTCTTTGCTGCGGGTTCAGTGGGTCTTTGTTCGGGTTGTTGTATTATAAATAGGCGTGTATATACAATCTGTCAAGAGAGCAGAGCAAAAAAAGTGAACAAAATTATTCAAGACAAAAAACAGATGTACGCCATCAGGCTGGAGCCATCCCTTCTGGACGCGCTCAGACTGATCTCTAAACAAGAGGGCTGCACCGCGACCAGCATCATAGAGGATGCGCTGCATGAACATCTACCGGGCCGCACCAAAGCTGCGATACTATCATCAAATGCTCACGGTACTTGATCTCTTCAGCGGCATCGGGGGAATGTCCCTTGGCCTGGAAATGACCGGCGGATTTCGCACAATTCAGTTCGTTGAAATAGATCGGTACGGGCGCCAGGTGCTTGCCCATAATTTTTTTGGGGTACCAATCCATGACGATATCAAGACCTTCGACGCCGCCGGATTTGCTGGCGCTGATGTCATCATCGGTGGACCGCCCTGCCAGCCATTCAGTGTCGCCGGCCAGCGAAGAGGCGCGGCGGATGACCGAAACCTCTGGCCGGAAATGTATAGAGTTATTGCCGCTGTTAAACCTAGATGGGCCATTGTTGAAAATGTCAGAGGCTTTGTTTCGGAACCAATGGGCCTCGACCAGTGTCTATCTGACTTGGCGGAAGCTGGCTACACCAGCCAATCATTCGTGCTTCCAGCTATCGGTATCGATGCCCCTCACATCAGAGCGCGCACTTTTGTCATCGCCTATAATTCTGACGCCGCGAGCCGCCGATCACAAAGGTGCGACGAACCGGGCATCGGCGAAGGCGGCAACCGACAAGACAGGGTTCGCGACCAATCTGCCGGAACAAGTACACATGATGGGCAACCTGTTGCCGACGCCGGGCTTTGCCGACTACCGGAGTGGCGCCGGCTACGATCACGGCGACAAGAAGCAGACGCCCCAGCTTCGACACATTACAGATGGCCCGCTGAACCCAACGTGGATAGAGTGGCTTATGGGGTACCCAATCGGGTACACAGAATTAAAGGACTAGGTAATGCGGTGGTGCCGGCTCTGATCGCGGAGATCGGCGCCGCCATACTAGAGGCGGAAGCATGACCCAGCCCATCGCGACATTCACCATCGAAGGCAAGCCGGTGCCAAAGGGCCGGCCTCGCATGAGCCGATCAGGTCATGTCTTTACACCACCGAAAACTGTCGCCGCTGAAGAGCGCATCCGCAATCTGGTCGGGCTGGAATGGTCGGACGATCCGATCGAAGGCCCGGTGCAGATCATGCTGTCATTTGCATTTGAGATACCCAAGTCATGGCGCAAGTCGAAACGGGAAGATGCCGCCGCCGGCTGGGTTCCGCATATATCGACGCCCGATCTGGATAACCTTGTGAAGTTGGTGACCGATGCGCTTAATGGCGTTCTCTATATAGATGACCGGCAGATCGTTCGCATCGATGCCGCCAAGTTATATATGCCGGCACCGGCGACGATGATTTCATTCAATACATATGAGGGCAATTATGTCAGGTGAGAAACACGATGCCGGCAAGCCGGCAGTGGCTGAGATGATGCATGACTTTGCGCGGGCATTTGCAGCCGTATCAGAAGTATGGTCGCACGGTGCCATCAAGTATTCGCCGGGCGGCTGGCGCGATGTTGATTACAAGCTGGTGCGCTATACCAATGCGATGCAGCGGCACTTTCTGGCTGAAGGCATCGAACCCAGCGATCAGTCGAGCGGCTGCCTTCACGCCGCCCATGTTGCATGGAATGCACTGTGCCGGCTGGAGATCATATTGCAGGGCTGGTCGGACAAGGCGAATGAATTCGACATGGAGCCATCGACATATGATCTGGCGGTTGCCGCCGGCGACATCGAAGCCGCCGATGAAGACCTATTAGAGATACCAGATTATCTAAGGCGCGATTGATGAACATCCTATCTTTAGGCGCTGGCGTTCAAAGTTCCACAATGGCACTGATGGCGGCGCACGGTGAGATTACGCCTACGCCAGATGCGGCGATTTTCGCTGACGTTGGGGATGAACCAGATTCCGTGCCCAAATGACAACCGCCCATCAAAAGATAATACGTGATCAGCGGGCCGATGCTGATTCAGACATTGATCTGTTTGGTAAATGGTGGATGCGCCATGACTTGACGCTTGGGAAAACTACAGTGCGCCAGGTTTCTGTTGCCACCGCGAAAACCATCATTGATAAATATGAGTGGCTGGGGACGATGCCCGCAATTATATTGCATTGTTATGGCATATATTTTGATGGGGGGCTTGGTGGAGCCGTTGTTTTTTCACCAGAGTATGCTGAAAACTTAGGGGTGTGGGACCGCTACGGATACACCGGTAAAATAATTTGCCTGTCGCGGGGGGCTTGCGCCCATTGGACGCCAACCGGCACCGCGACACGATTGATCGGCAAGGCCATCAAATATTTGCCGAAAAAATACGAGGTTGTCACGGCAACCGTTGACTCCGAAGCGGGGGAAATCGGCACAATATACCAAGCCGCCAATTTTATTTTCGTTGGACAAATGTCCGAAGGCGGGCGGCGGGTTTCATTTGTCAAGGATGGCAAACTAGTTTCAGCGCGGCAAGCACAGCGGGATTATGGCACAAGGGGCTTGGGGATTTCTGAAATGGGCGCGGAAGGCGTGAAACAAACAGACCGGAAAAAGCGATATTTTTATTTCTGTGGCAACAAAACCGTTCGTAAAAAAAACCGTGCGGCCATCGAACACCTGATAAAGCCCTACCCCAAAAGAGACAACCAGAAATAAAGCATGGCAATATCGATCGTAAGATGAGGAGGATCTATAATGAGTGCTAAGTGCATCCCCGCCTATCGCCGCGGTCCCGCCCGTGGCACCAAGAAGACCATCCCGTTCAAAGGTCACCGCTGCATGGCAGAAGTCATGGCAGAGGAGCGCGGCGAGAAGTATGTCAGCCCGCAAGAATTCAAAGACGCGGTTGATTTTGATAATCAAATCAGAAATTGCGGCGTACCCGGCATGGCAAGGTTTATTAATGCTAGAAGGGTTCCATTAGAAGATATCGACTTCCAAAATCTTGAAGACAAGGGGCAGTTAAATATGTTTGAGAACGAGTGTGAAGGTCTTTGTGGGGTGTAAGATGGGGTACGATCCTGATGCCGAACGATCCGCCAACGAGGTCGCCGCCCAAGGCGCCGGCAAATACTGGAAGACCAAGCCAACCAGAGTGGCGAGAGCCGAAATCAAGGCAAGCATTTCTGGACGGGAAGAACGCCGCCGCAAGGGAAGGCAATACAGATTGCCCGCATCCAGAAGGGACGATTGAATATCATATGTGGCTGCAAGGCTACGCAATGGAAAGGGAGTGGCAAGATGGCGGAAAATGACAGGGACAGGCAAAACGAAAATACAGTGAGGGCAGCTATCGCCGGCTGGTTCAATTGCGATCTGGTCAGCTTCCCTCAGTATTCATTTGTTGATTGGCTGGGGATGCGCGACGGCGACATGACGGCGCTGATTGAATTCAAAGAAAAGCGCACCAGCGATCTGAAAAAATATCCCGATGTCATTATGGATGAACATAAGGTTTTTAAGTTGTTGACCCTGCAAGATGCGCTAAAGATCGATGCATATATATTTGTCAGGATGAAGCATGGCGAGGTCTTATATATAAAGGCCGATGCCGTCCCACAACATCGCATCAGAAACATCGGCGGCACCGATAGACCGCGTGTCGAGGCGCCGGAACAGAAAGCATTTCTGGTTGATCAAAGCATGTTCAGAAAAGCCGGTGTTTTGTCCAGAGATAGGGAGTATGCCTGATGGCTAAATTCCCATCGATGCCGCTCTGGACCGATGCATGGCTGGCGGCGACAAACCACCTCACGTTCGAAGAGAAGGGCATCTACATGGATATGCTGGTGCTTATGTGGCGGACGCCGGGCTGTCGCATCCCAGCCGATCAGGCATGGATCGAAAGGCATCTCAGGATCAACAATGACCAGTTCGATACTATCATCAAACCGATCATCGATGAATTCCTCGCCACCACCGGGAACTGGGTAACCAGCCGGCGTCTGCAAAAAGAGTACCTTTT